GCATCTGCTCCAGCTATATTATCAGACCATTGTAAATTAGATAAGTGTGTTCCTAAATCTCTACCACCTTGAGCAATAGATCCACCGTAATCTCCTAATTGTCCGAGAATACCTTGATTTTGCGCTCGCATACCTTCAGAAAAAGCTTCTGAATCAGCATAGTCAGATGGGGTTGCATATGGGCCAATATCTTTTACTTGTGCTGACCCCATTACATTTGCAAAATTTAAATTCCCAACATCTGTAGGATCTCCAATTGCGGTAATATCAGAAGTCATGCCCCTACCCTTTTCAGATTGTGGATCAATACCAGAATTTCCCAATGATTTTTGCACGGAGTGTTGCGCCAGACCTTGTTTAGCAGTATTTAATATCATAGCCAGTACCGCACCTTGCATAGCAGCAGGAAAACTTGATAGGAGTGCTGATAAACCACCCACTCCTGCGGATATACCACCAAGTGTGCCTAATCCTAATGCAGCACCGCCTTTACCTTGAACGGCTGCCATCATTTGTCTTTGCTGTTCTTTAGTTAAAACACCCTCAACACCAGACACATCTCCTGCGCCACCCCCAAGGCCAAAGGCACTCTGACCTGCCCCTTCGATTGAACCTTCGGTGTTTCCAGTATCACCACCATATCCTCCATCGTTAACGTCTTCACCACCTGCACCAATGCCACTGATCCGTTCAAAAGAAACTTGAGGATTCTCTCCTCTATCAACATCTGCTGTTAACGGTGCTACATTAGGTGCGCCACCCATTGCAGATGGATCTGCTTCTCCATCATCAGGAGACGTAGTTTGAGGATTCAATTGGTGAACACCCATCCCAAGTGCCACGTCTTGCGGAAATAAACCACCCTCTTGAAAAGTTTTAAACTCTTCCCAACCACCAAGATCAAGATTACCAGCCTGATAGTTTTCTAACATTTGCTTCCACTGTGCAGCACTTTCGCTAGCACCTCTATCAGTTCTATTGTCACCAGTATAATCACTATAATTAAATTCGGTTTCTTCTTCACCAAAACTCATTTGTTATCTCCTTTAGAAAAATAATCCAGCTAAACCACCAAGTGCAGCACCATACATCTGGTTCTTTTTACTTCCACTACCAAAAATATTTGCTAATCCATAACCAAGGCCAGCACCACCTAGCATATTACCAGCAGTAGCACCCCAACCACCTGCCCCACTACCAAGTCCGCTACTACCTATACCACCACCACTACCAGTACTACCAAATTTATCAGCAATATTTAATCCTAATTGAGCAGTTTGGCTACCCAGTTGAGTTTGAGCGCCCTTCTCAGCAAGATCCAACTCTTGTTGTTGTAAATCATAATCTTGCTCCCACATAGCAACATCTTCGTCTCTCTGCTGTTGGGCTTGATCCTGCTGCATCTTATTCATTACACCTTGAGTGGCTAATCCCGCATCAGCTTGCCCTTGTATCATCCAATCCCAAGGCTTTTTCTTCTTTTGTCTATAATTAAACGTTTGACCTGATTCTAATGATGCCATGGTTATCTCCTATCTATTCCAGTTATCGCCTCTAAACCGAGGAAGATTTCGTATTTGATTATAGTTTACCAAACCAGAATTAAATAAATTATCTAAACCCCCAGCACTCTGATTTCTCATATAGTTATTCCACATAGCAGCATTCTGTGCTGCTCGTTTCTTTCTGTCTACGCTAGATGCTTGTTTATCCATAAAACCTAATCCGAGTTCAACTGCCCCAAACATTCTGCCTATATTAGAACCGGCCTTAGTATCATCAATACGTTTTTGCGTCATTGCGGATGTTAGACCGTGTTGACGTTTACGATCAGCTAGTTTTTGCTGTCCTAATGCGTGTTGTGCAGCAAAGGTATTAGATTGTAGTTCCCTTGCAGCATCATTGGCAGCAAACCCGCTATACAATCCTTGTCCTTGCATACCTTTAATGGCAGCATTAGGATTAAGTTGTTGCTGTACTATCAACGCTTTTTGTAATGAAGGATTATTTATGTTTGTTATTCTTCGTCTTACCATTATTACTCCTTATCTTGCGTTACTCCACTTGCCCGGTTGCTCAGCATAAGCTATACCAACGTAAGTTTCAGAATTTCCATTTGTTTGATTTAAAGAATGTCTTAATTTAAATCCATTTGATAAGATATCATAACCGTATGATGCACTAGCGGTTTCAGCAGCAGTTGTGTCTGCAAAAAGATATGTAGTAAATATATTATAAGTCCAACGCTCTGTATCCACTACTACCCAATTTCTTGCACCATCTGCACTTTTTAATAATATCCACCTTGGTCTAAAACCACAATTAATAAAAGTACCATCATCATTACCATTACCCTCATAGCTAAACACCTTACTGAATCCAGCAATGCTTCTCCATAAGTAGGCAATAAAATTATCTGTATTTTCATTTACACCGACATCAGTACCAATCGTAAAGTTTGATATTGTTGGGGCTGTATCATTCCACATAGAACTTGCATCTGACCAAATTGCAGTAGTATCTAAAATACCGTAATCTGTTTCGGGGTCTGTTTTATTTAAGGCATTATGATGATATATTCTCCAATTTCTTGCGGTGTCTAAATTCTTAATCATCATCAGTTCTGGAGCTGCACCTAAATCATGTGAAATAGCTTGTGCTACTCCAGTCCCCGTATAAGTTTGAATATCAAAACCATAAACAGCACTCCTTTTAAAACACCAAGCAACAAAACTTTCAGTAGCATCATTATATCCATTTGCACCAGTACCAAGTGTAAAACCATTGGAAAGAAAAGCAGTTAAACCATTTGCATCTGTTCCTTCAACTGCTGTGCTATCACTTGAAAGTTCTTTGGTAATACCACGAACACTATCGACCAACTTATGTTCATCAGTAGCATCTCTGTTTTTAATCCAAACTAAGTCAGGCTGAAATTCAAGGGATGTTATACTTTGTTCTGCACCAGTACCTTCATAGAGAACAGCATCAAACCCCACAGCCGGGTTAAGAATGGCAGGGGTATCTAAGTTCTCTGAACACAGCGTTTTAAATCCAGCAGCAGGGGTAAACCCAAGCTGCCCAAAGTCAACCGAATAGTCACCTGAAGCACCACTACCAAAATATGGAACCCAAACAGTACCATCATTCAAGCCTGTAGCAGCCACACCTTGATCAGCATCATTCTTAAAGAACCTCAACGTACCAAGGTCTAAGTCTAATTGAACCCGAATTACATCAGTTGTTGTAAATGTAGCAGCACCATACCCCTGCCCTGTTACACCAACATAAAAATTACCATCATCCCCATAATACCATTGTGAGGTCAGAGGATTAGCAAGATATTGCTTTTCTCCAGAAGGCAAAATTCCAACTTTAACAGTTGTTGAATTAGCTGTAAACTCCCATTCCCACTTACCAGAGGACACACCAAGTGTACCTTGAGCATGATAATCGCTGGCTTCACTGGATTCTAAGTTACCATTTCGTAAAACAGAGCCATACAAATCCAGTAAATTGAGATTGCAATAGTCATTAGTAGGCGTATCTAACACCTGATCATTAGTAGCCAACCCGGAGTCAGTAAAGTCATTGTTATTGCCTGACTGATCTTCACCAAAGTCGGCAGAGTTAGAGAAGTCTAAGTAAAAACCGTTTGTACCATATGTTCCTGTATATTTTTCAGGAATCCATATACCATATTTAAATTTACCAAAAACTGTTGCAACACATTGAGTCCCATCTACAAAATAGGTATTAGCAAGATAACCATCAAACTCTTCAGTATCTGCCTCATTAGCACAAATTGTATGGGCAGCAGCCTTATTAAATTCTGTTACTTCATTTAGTGTAGGATAAGTTTCAGTATCAAATGCTGTAACTTCTACACCATTAATATATAAATTAACCCTATCTGCTGCTACCGCTTGGGTAGTATCTACTGCTAAACAAATGTGCATCCAACTACCAACATCTCTGAAAACTTGTGTGGTTAATAATGTTGCAGATGCAGTTGTAAATTGCAGTTTGTTTGATGCTGTGAATTGTAATTCATTACCAGCAGCAGCATTGAAAAGTTGCATCACAGAACTAAGATTACACCGTTTAACCCATGTTGCAAATGTAAATGTTTCCTCTGTTCCTGCACCAGATGGTGTCCAAGTTAGTTGAGCACTATCATCATCATTAAACCTACATGATTGATCTATTTTGTAGGGGGAGAATTCACTATCTCTACGTATCCATAATGGTCTTGTATCAAACATATCTTAACCCCATCTTTTATTTGTTAAGTCTTTAATTTTATTACACATTAAGCCCACGCTGCCACTGTATTAGTACGCTTATATTCGATAAGAACACCTAATAGCCAAGCGTCCTCACCCATGTCGTCAGTACCACTAACATTTCTAGAAATTTTAAAATGAATTAAATCTCCTAAAGCAGGAGTACCATTTATAGTTACCGCAGGTGTCTTTGCTGTTATGTGTAAATGTTCTTCTATTCCAGCTAATACTGTATCAGAAATAACTTCTCCAGTATCTGTGTATGCTTCAGCATCTATGTCATCATTATTAGACATTGAGATACCCTGTATCTGCCATTCAACTGTATCACCTACTGTACAACCAGTAGCAGGAAGCCAATAAAATTTAGCGCTGATTGTACCTCTATCCCATGTTGGGGGCATGACTACTTCCACATCAGCATATTCTTCAGTAGCCCCATCGAATGCCAAGTAACTTAACATCGTATCTGCTGTTGCCTTTTCCACATCAATAAGTTCATTACAACCATTTGTAGTTGTAGGAACCATTGCTCCAGCAGGAATCCACAAATGATCATATTGAACACCAACCTCTGACAGAAATCCTGACAATGCTGTTTGAGTTAATATGTCTCTCCAATAAGCGGGAACAGATTGCATATTTGCAAGTAACCATCGACCAGCTCCACCACTATGACTATCAGGATCAATTATATCTGGACTAGATTCTGCTGTCGCATCTGTTGCATCATACTGATAAAAATATACTTTATTATTAACATAGTCTACAACGATTGCTAGATCACCTGCCGTTAAACTATTGTGATCTATATCATCTAGTGTCCCGGCAGATCCGCCGGTTAATTTATTAGCCGCAAAAAGATTATTTGCCACCCTGTACCTCCTTGTAATTATTACTAATTTGTTTAATCCATTGTAAGAAATCCACAAACCCCATGTTGTTTTTTGCACGATTGCATATCTTACAACAAGTCACACAATTATCTTTTTCATAACCTATATTGTTATCTAATCTATCTATTCCATTATAGATTATTACACTGCTTCCCCTCTTCAGTACATTAAGTGGTTCATTACCACAATAAAAACAATTACCATCAATAAGTTTTTCAAATTGTTTTCTGGTTAATAAAAATTTTAATCCACGATTCTTTGCATTATTTTTATAAGTCGCAAAAACAGCAGTAGTTGATCTGTTTTTTGATTTCTCTTTTTGAACACAACCACAATTTTTTGTATTCCCACTTTTTAAATAGCTAGCTCTCATTAAACAAATAGTTCCACAATCGCATAAACATTCAAAAAGATAATCTCGTGATGGAGATTGGGATTCTGATTTTCTTAAAACACGCAACTTACCAAATCTTTTACCTATCATTTACCTACCTTTGTTCTAAACGTACTCTTTGTGATTGAATTCCCCACATTAACGGTTGAAATCCCTTATTACTTTCTGAAGAAGTAAAAGAGAATCTAAACGCATGTGACCAACCAGTTTTATTCATATCTTTAGTTATTTTAACAACTCTATTTAATCCAGATGCTACCGACATATCCAACGTATCTGCTGGAGCAGAGGCAAAAGCAACACCGTCTGTACCCGAATCTGCTATTGCTGCTACCACATCTACAAAAGAAACACCAGCATTACCAGAATGTGCCATAGTTGCTACAACATCAATCCACGTAATTGATAAACCAGAATCGGAATTTGTGTTACCTTGATAATAAATATCAACACTTGCTCCAGTTTCTTCTAGTCGTTTAGTCACAAGTTTTAGTCGTCTTATGAGAGTTTCATCCCACTGACTTTTAGTAGGAAAAAAGTCACCAGTAGTAACGGAGTATGTAATTGGTAAACCATTCCAACTCGGCCCTGTTTCTAGTTCATACAATCTACCATCATCTGCACCCGCATACACATACTGATCTCCAGTAGTAGCAATTGCTTGAATACCACACGTAATTGGGACACCTAAATTTGTGTTTTTCTCAAACCACTTTTTTCTACGAACATCATATACCAACCATTTATTTAAATCAACTGAACCACCAGTAGGCATTAATATGTTCCATTCATTATTCGTACTGTCAAACCATCCCTTTGATTTATTAAAATATGTAAAATTAATACTATCAGATTCATTAGGATCAAAATAGTTTTCAATACCTTTTACTGGATGTATGATAGCGCCATCAAACATAACTGGGCCTTGATGACTTAACCACATAGCAACGTTTCGTTGCACGTCATCAGCCACTTCAAAACCTACTTCTGCGGTAGCAAGAGTTCCGGGTGCAGGGCACCCTATTCTAAATGAAATTGGAAACAGTTTGTAATTCGCAGGTGTATCACCTGTCATCAACCACACTTCATTGCTCTTTAAAATGATAAAAATACTAAAAATGTTAGAACCAAACCTATTATATAATTGTGTTGCTCCAGTTATCTCTTCAACTGAACCAACATAGATACTCTGAAATCCGTTATCCGAACTGTCATTCCCATTCCATATGTGGGGATTGTTATCTTTACAGAAATCTATTCTATTACCCTCATTACCTTCAACATATCCACCCATCATAAGTTTGTTTTTGTATTGTGCTGTAAACTTATATGTTTTTACTTCTTGTTGAGCAGGAATACCAGTGATAAAATCAGCAGTAACAGCATTATCAGCAGCTCCTGTAAAAGTTCCATCGGGGGTAAACCGATATGCATAACCTAAAGTACCAAAGAGTTCTGTCTTAGCTTCATCATCTGGTGGAGTCCAATGAACTAAACCCGTTTTAGAACAACTAGTATCACCAGCCGTATCTAGAGTATTATCAGTAAAAGTTAAATTCGCCCACGAATCCCCATCCCAATATTGCACACCACCAGCAGCAGCAAATTGAGCATCAGCTAAATTAACCAAAGAACCAAGCATTGTAAATTTAATAGCTGCCATAGGTTCTTCAAATACCAAAACAAAATTGTCAGAAGAGGTCATTTGTCCAAGTAAAAGTCCTACAGGTAAATCTACTGTAGATGCCTCTCTAACGTGAACTGTGAAATCTTCCCACGATGTGTCAGCATTTGTATATCGTTGAACTTGTATAGGTTGTCTATAAATTCCATCCCATATATTAGTGGGTGCTTGCATAGGTTTATCCACAGTTACTTGATAAATATTAGCTGAAGACGTACCAGCAGATGCAGTCATACTTATTGTATATACATAAGAATATCGTTCTTGAAAATGTTTTGTTTTGGCAAGACCAACTGTACTAGTAAAACTCAGAGTACCAGAAGTTGTTAATTTTGCTGTGCCATCTACTAAACTAGATACTGCTGTCATTGCTGCGCCATTCCAATACTTAACAACTAAAGCATTAGTAGTTGCCGGATTAGGATTAGCATTAGCTGGGTCTATGTATAATTTAATTCCTTGTAACGGGGCTGTTGAGATAACTAACAGATCAGCTCTATCTGCTGTACTCATCACAATATAATTATCGACAATTCGATCAAGACATTTAGGAGTAACATCTATTGGATAAGCTGCTACAATATCAGGATCGTCATCAGCTAATGTAAACAGGGCTTGCATGTCTGCTTCGTTGCCTTCCCAAAGCAGTGACTCTTTTTGATTACAGTATGCAATAGCACCACTTGGCCCATTACTAAAGTGACCATCAAGATTGGCCTCTGAATCAATGTGTAACGGAGTAGTCTCAAAAGAACCCGTACCCTCTGCTATACCTATTGTAGAATTACTATAAAATAGTCTTCCATTACCACTATCATCTTCTGCACGAACTATTAGATATGAATCATCTACTCGATTAGTTCTAAAATGCAATCCAGATTTAATATTTGTATATGTAGATATGGCAGTAGCATTAAAATCGTGATACCCATTAATACCCTCAATACCACTTTCACCATATCTCATATTAACGAGTGATTGATAATTTTTTGGCCCAATAAGAATCGGATCTACCGCAGGCAACCACGATCCATCAAACGGAAACATGTCTGATTTTAGTTCCACGTTCTGAACTTTGGGTTGTTGTAAATCTAGTTTGGGTTGTTTTGTTTTTTCTTCTGTTTTCGACATTTAAAAATGTCCTTATTTTAAATCAAATGTTGCATATGGGTCAGTTCCCATGTCAAATTTATCTTGTCGTTCAAAATTGAGTGAACTTATATATTGTGACATATATAAAGCCGATTCTTGAAACATTCTATCTTTTGCTTTTGCCCTCGCAGCAGCATATAAGAAAGCAAATGGTTGATGTTCATCTTTTAAATCTGTTATATCATCAGACTCCATTCCATATATTACAGTGATTGTGTTACCTGCTTCAGCAGCAGTAGGCACAGGCCAGATATAAAAATTTCTATTATTCTCAAAAAAATATTTTGGTATACCAGTGGATACAGGTAAATGTCCAACTTTCTGAATATCAATTCGTTGCATACCCTTAACATTACCACTACCAGCATCATAATAACAACCTTTGGCTTTAATTAAGTCTGCTATCCATGATTCCTCTACACTTGTATATATCCATTGTCCATTAATTAAAATTATGGTTTGTTCGTCTTCTACGGACAATAGCTTTGTACTTATATCTATGGTAGCTTCTTTAATCCAATTTTCTATTTCAGTGTCATCCCAAAATCCCGGAGTCTCTTCATTGATTAAACTACGAATTTGAGTGACTGATTGTGCTAATGTGTACGCCAATTTTGTATCCTCTATTAAAATCCTAAGTTGTATGGTTTCTTGATATGATTACGACTAACAACTGTGCTAGCCACAATATTTCTAAACATTTCATAAAACTGCATGTCAACTTTAACAATCTTATCATCTTTCGCTTTCTGAGCCATTACAATAATGGCTTCTAGAATAAACTCGTTAAACAAGTCACTATATGGAAGATCGTCTGTCAATATCAAAGTCGCAGTTCTTTTATGATAATGAACACCCAAAGTATAATCAGCATCAGCTTCAATATTTACATTAATATTATCACCAAGAAGTGCCCAATATGAGGGCGTACCCGTAGAACCATTTTCGTTATTGAAATGATAACGATCTAAAATATCCATTGGTGATTTTTTAATTAGGAGCACAGTTCCATTATAAACTTTTGTAATTATGTGTGCCCCAGTAGGAACTGTGGCTGTCGCTGCACCCGTATTTAATGTCGTTGTAGCAGTGTTAAATGTTAAATCAGAATGTTGGGTTATCAATAAGTCATCTAACAACTTTATAATTCTATTTGTATAAAGAACTAATTGAGCATCATCATATTTCTGAGCACCATGATCTCTTAAATCATACCGTGCATTTGTTATAATATTAGCAACTGTTGCCATTGATATACCTTTTCGTTTGAAGAGGAGCCTGTGCTTGACTCCTCCCCTTTGGTTAATCTTATGCAGCTAACGCAGCGTGTCCATACAGACGTATAATAAATTGTCCAGCATTATACACACCAGTTGTAGCAGCAGCATCTCCTTCACCAAGATACAAATAATTGTTGGCAGCAAATACTGTCCCACAATCCTCAACTACTACAAGTTTTCCTACCGTCCAGCTACCACCAGACGTAATGGCTGGCCCATCAGTAGCACCATCATAGATTAAAGTAGCCAATGTATCATAAGAAAGGTCAATATCTGCCATAATAGTAGCAGTCCCTTCTCCCGGAACTTCTAAACATAACATCTCAGCCCGATAAATAAGACCGTGAGTTGCTGTCACAACTCTGTCAAGATAAGCAGCACCACCAGCAGCGAGTCCAATAACATCATTTGCAGCAGTACCAACGCATGCAAGACCCGTAATGTCTACATGTAGCTCAGTTATGATATTGCCATTCTCTGACCATTGCCATTTCTTAGGCCCAAATACAGTGCCAAGAGCACCAGCCCCATAAGAAGCTGGCATCTGTGACCCTCGAACATCAATATTTCTAAATACATCTAGTCTATTTGTTTTTACTCTATTAAATCTTGCCATTTTTATTTTCTCCTTACATGATTCACATGCTTATAGGGAGTTGCCATTTACATGACAACCCCCCAATAAGAAGGTTAATATTAAATCCTATGCTTCGCCATTACCGAAAGGTTCATCATCATTTGGCCCACAAGCTATAAACAACAGGATTTCTAATACGCCATCTTCAACAGCAGCAGTATTAAAATCAAGCCAAATATAACCATCAGCAGTAATGATGATCGGAGTACCAGCTACAAGTGTATCCATAACTGTCCAATCAGCAGCGAGCGTAGAAATGTCAATTGCTGTATCCAGTTGTGTTCCATCTTCTGCAGTACCAATATCAACGGTAGCAGTAGAAGCGGAAGCAATTGAAACTTTAGTGTATCCATCATACAGAATCCACCCGTCTCTCACCTTCAATATCTCCCAATTCTCATCGGCAGCTAAAGTAGGAGTTTTTGAAAAATCAATCTTCATATAGATTGGCCTAATTCCCGGAGCAATAAGTCCAAGAGGTTTAACCACCCTAGTTTTGTCGTAAGTTGTACCAGCCATTTTACTATCTCCTTATAAATTATTAGTTAATCTTATGCGTGAGCTACAGAATATCCCGGAATAGTAATCACACCATAATCGTGACCATTAAACACAGACTTATTCATACCAAAAATAGACCCAACTGCAATCCCTTTTTCGTTGTTAAAGTCATCCATTTGCTCAAACCAACTCATTAGATTATCCTTACCAACTCTCTGAGATTCAATAGAATCGTAGGCACTACCCATAGCAAAAACCCCAGCCTGTGCACCCAAGAACATATTTCTACGTACATTAGGATACGCTGCTGGCGAGAATATTCGAGTACTATCGAACATAATCATACCATTATATACACCCAAAGCACCAGTGAAAATAGGATTACTCTCACCACGTTTGTTAGCGTACATTTGAATAGTCGGCCAATCTGTATACGCACTATTAGCAACATCCAAACGAATGTCAGTTACTGAGTACGGATGCAGAACTATAACATAATAATCTTTGCCATCAACGTTAGTAGGTCGAATAGCAGGAGTAAGAGTTACAGCTTTCTCCTTACAATAGTCAAGGTCAGCGAGAGATATCTGATCATTATCACCCACGGTAGCCTCAGAAGTAGCGTTACCAGAATAGACAATGTGATTAGCAGTCGGAGCAGTGGCAGTCTGACCATGAGTCATTGTAGTGTCACCACACAGAGTTCTAAACATATAAGAATCAAATTTATCTCTAAACCAATCTGCTAAATTAAGCTTCGCATCTGTACGCATGTCGTGCAGAGTACGTTGCTGGCTCATTCTCATAAAAGAGTGAGCATTTCTCAATTGGTCAATCTTGACTTCATCTTGGTAGTAAACCAACGGCTCTTCGTTTCCACGCATTCGTGCCGGTTGTGTTATCACAAAGTAATTTAAACTTTGTTTCTTATAGTTTCCTATAAGCCCCGATCATATCTTCGGTTTCCCGTCGGGCACTCGTGGGGTGATTATTGATTGTGTATTCTCACACCCTGATCTGTGAACCTTCCCACCTACAATTTTCATACAATTTTGGTAAGCTTGGCTGCTGATTATCCAATCAATGACACTTTTTACACGTTCACGCTCATCGTTTCCAATCACGTTGTAGTGGTCATTGCTCTTAGGACTTTCCAGCAATTCACCCGATTTTTTAAATATCATTCCATAACTGATGTCATTATTTAAACAACGAATATTAAGATATATTTGAAAATACCTTTTAAAATTTTGTAACCACAAATTAGATTTTATTTTACCACCTTTAATTTTAAATGTCATTTGACAATACTCATTAAGAAGTTTTGCCTGCCCCCTTTTTAAAATTAAGTATGGTTCTAATTGTGGTAATAACCACCTAATAGCAGAAGATGAAAATTTAAGGTCAAACGATCTGTCAAACTTTTTGTTTTTTGATTTTAAACTTCCAAAACTCCCACATTTTCTTTGTACCCATTGTAAAACTTTAATTCTATTATTTGCAAAGCCTACAGTTGGATGAAAATGTATTTTCTTTCTTTTAGTTTCTTTATTATTTCGTTGTTTAACTTGTAATATTATACATCCATCAGCATCAAGAAAACCCGCTATGTAAGCGGCCTCCGTCTTAGACAGTGGCTTTACATTTGTTAGGTCGTTCATCTTTACATCCTTTCTTTGTTATGATAGGTGACTAACTATGCTGCGAGGGCATATTTGTAATCACCAGTTACTCCATCGTTACCCATTTGCATCAACAGGTCATACTTAATAGTATCACCAGCACCAGACTCAAGGTCTGTCAATCTCTGCAAGATAGACGATTTAGATGACCCTATAAATTTCATAAACAAAGTCGCTTTTAGAGCATCTCTTAAAGTAAGTGTACTCCAAATTTTGACGGTTTGTTTATCATTAGTTCCCATGTAAGTTACGGAAACCGTTTAAGGTTTCTCCCTAGATTACTCTAGGCATCGGACTATATCATCACTTTCGTGTGGGGCGCTCGTGTCGGTCTTATTGGTAGACTCCTCAACCGTTAGTCTCTGAACCTTTCTAGTTACTTTGATGTCATTCACTAGACTTGGCTGCTGATTGCCTCCGACATTACTCGGTAAGGTTTCCAGCAATTCACCCCATTGTTTTCTAATATTCGTAGAGTTCTTTCCTCTATAATTTAAACCTTTCATTATTTCTGCAAGACGCTCTCTTATAGATTCTAAAGGATCAACCAATTTTGGTTTACCCCTAAGTAATGAATGATAATATCCCGCATCGAACCTTCACCATCTATAAGTCCTGCGAAATAAGCTAGCTTTTCTTTTTCATTCATAACTTATTTCTCCTTAGATTTATTAGGCTTTCTAGAACACTAAAAAGCAGTTACAGCCATTTTACTATCTCCTTATTAAAATGTTACCCCGTCAGCCTTTTCTTCATCGAGCATAGCTTTTTCAAGCTGTGCTGCTTGAGCATCTGTCATATCAAAGATAGCAGAAGCATCCAAGTTTCCTACTTTCTCTACAATAGATAATTCATTTGCTTTTGCATTGGTTGCTCCACCAAGGCCAGCAGGTTTGTTCATAATTTTCTTTAGTGTGTTTTTGTCAGTTGACGTTTTAGATTTCCCTCCAACGAGTTCATCTAAAGTGTCTGCGGTATTTGATAACATGGCAGCAAAATGTCGTCGAGAATCACCAGAGGTCACAACATCCGTTAAAGAAAACTCAGGAAACTGTTTATTAAACTCAGTTTCTAAGTCTTTATCGAATACGTGATCCAGTGCTTGTCCTGAATTCATAATGCCATTAAGATTATTATCTTTCTGATAATCTATTACCTGATCATTTACCCATTTTCTAGCCACTTTATATTTGTTATAAACTGGCCTGAACCTATCGTCTGTTCCAACGATTGATTCAATTGTTTCATTCGCCTGTCTTTGCCCATCGGCAGCCGTGTTTGAGACTTTTATCAAGTTCTCTAACTGTGTAACTTTGTTCACAAGTGGATTCAGAATCGCATTGATTTTATCACCCGGTATAAGACCCTGATCCCCTTCTTCATTCATTACTACAGGAACCCCAATGTTATTAGGGTCGTCATTTTTAGCAGCTTGACGTTGCTGAAGTATGTTGTTGACGGTATTCGTAAGATTATTAAAGTTTCTTTCCAAATCTTGTCGCTTATGACGTTCGGCTTTTGTTGCACTCAATAATCCTTGCCTTTCTTTTTTGAGTTCTGCAAGCTCGTCTGTCAATAACTTCAACGAATCGCCAACTTTTGTTTCTGGTTCTTTGGGTTCTTCGGGTGGTTTGGGTTCAGATTCTAATGCTAGCTTATCTAAATCTGCAAAAATGTCATCCACATCAGATTCTCCACCTTCACCACGATTATTTCCTAAAGTTCTTTTCAAAAATTTAATCATCGTATTTCTCCTTCTTTCCTTATCGTTGAAATCACGTTGCCCAATATGGACTCCCCAGTTTGTCCCCCATATTTTATGCGAAATGGGGCCAAAGCCCCAAGTCGCTGGTCTGCTGGTGAGGGGGGAGACTCACCCTGCTAGACACATCGTTAACCTTTGAACCGAATTATACTATGCCCATCCAAGGTTTGTTTTTCTTCTTTGAAACGCTTCGGATCACCCCACTTAATATCATCAAATTTGTCATGGTACGTCTTAAGCATTTCTTTATTCCCTAATTGTTGACCAAATATCTTCCAACTCTTTCTGTATTTTCTATTCTCTGGTGTCAGCGCACTCATTTTACCCCCATTTCGCTGTCAGATGCACGAGGTTGGACTTTCTCAACCTCCCCTATACCATACTATACCTTTTTAGGTTCAGTATCTCTATTCTGCTTCTGATACGCTTTTTTAAATGTTAATCCATTTCGTTCATTTCGTTCATTTTCACGGATACAAATTTGATAACGTTTAAGTTGACTCTTACTTGGCATTTGTTTTACCTCCTAATCCAGACTCCTTTTCCTTTTGACCAGCAATTAACGTGTTTGCCATATTAGATGTGAATGTTGCTAGTAATTTCTTGGATTCCAAATCTAGTTTAGCAAAGTCTGTCGTTTGTTTCTTGTCGTCTTTATTAGACATCTGAGCAATCTTCAGTAAGTCAGTAACAAAATCCATCTGATATTTAGTCTCATCAGCCGCTACTTTCCTGTCCTCAATTGCAGCCTTCTCATCTGCTTCTTTCTGTGCAGATTGTTGTTGAGATTGCATTTGATTTTGAATATACTCAATCCATCGGAGTTTATCAGAGATAGGTAATTCCATCTTCTCAATAATAACCATAGGATCAACAGGAATACCAGCCTTTTGCATTTCAAGCAAGGATGTAAGTTCAAACATTTTCTGAGTCATACTTACAGACGCACTGTCAGCATTAATATTGTATTCCAAATTACGAATGTTTCTAATTTCAGCTTGTAATTTGTTAACCGGGTCTACAATAACACCAGTTTTCTTGTCAATCTCATAGCGTTTATTCTGTCCGAGTATTCTCATAATCTGAGAGTCAGGCATGTACGCCATAACAATTGATAACAATCTCTTAAAGATGCCCTTCTTCATTGTGTCATAATTAGAGAACAACGGTTTTAACAGTGTCATGCCTTGTTGTTGTCTCAATCGAACTACAACACCGGGTTCTTGTCTTCCTCTATCCTGTCCTAATAAGTCGTGGTTGATACCAGATATTCTCTTTAATATGTCTTGAGAATATTGTTCCATCTGCATTGGGGCATTTGGAAATCGTGGTACTTCTCGTATCTTAAACTTACCACCATTAATAGAGCCGGGATTAACCCAAGTGATAGACCCAGCCTCTTTCATAGAGTCTTCTGCTTGTGCATTATCTACAAAAGCGTCAGTCTCTGCGAATACACCAGCCTGTACTTGTTGATTCAGCATGTGTAGTGCTTGTGACCATCTCTTATTAATCTCTCGTTGTGGGTCTTTCATCAACCGAACAACACCAAAATGATTAGCTGTTCGTTGACTAGGATCTCTGTATGCAAACATATTACAAATAGAGAATCCGCCATACGGTAACGGAGAATCGTCATCGTAGAGAATGTCGTTGCCAACAAATTGTAACCACTTAACTTTCTTATCCATCAAAGTCTCGTAAGTAAACTCTTCGCCAGTTGCTTGTTCAAATTCTGCTTTGATACGTTTTAAATCCGCACCATCAAATTCATCCCACTCACCTGTCTGTGGATTATATCCAAAATACTTCTTATAATTATCCCAATATTCCATATGAACAATACGAACCATGTTCTTAGTTCTGTCATAGAAATTTAAATCCATTGGGAGTTCATAATCAGCAGTATCATTTGAGACTTCAGACGGTTCTACAGACATGGGTTCATTTCCTGTCATGGCAACTCCACCACCTGCATCCCAATCTGTACCGTATTTAATGAGGGCATCAATCTTTCTGTCGGCTACTTTTGGATACCTGATTTTAAAATCTTCACGAGATAACCATTTATCCCAACAGATATAAGAAGCGTCTTCCATCGACCCTCTTCGAGAAGAAGGATCAAAGTGGATCTCGTGTACGGGAACATCTACCAGCGATAACTTAATGTCACCAAATCGTTTCGGATCTGGCACAAAGTCAACAGCTAAATACCCACGCCCACATATAGCAGCCGATTCTAATCCAGAAACTTCTTCATTAACGAAATCATTAGAGTCATATATCCACTCTAATACGTCATTCAGAACTTCTGCTAAAAATTCATCGCCCTGTTCTACAGGACTACAACGAAATTTTTTATTATTATCAGTACTCATACCTATAATCAAGTCAACACTTGACTTAATTAAGTTAAAAGTCAATGCGGGTCGCATCTCCTTATTCAGTATATTACGTTCTTCTTGAGTCCACTGCTTATTATTTCTGAAATCAAAGTCATCTCTTGCCTCTTTCTGATAATCTCTATCAGAAGTCATGGCATCCATGAACAGCTTTTTAGCCCTCTCTAATTTCTTTGTCTTTGTGAGTCTATTAAACATATATTAACTCTCTTTCCATTCGAGTGCACTCAGTGCTTCTGCTTCTGTTACTGACTCACTAGCAATATATCTACCACGATGTCCGCAGAAATCGCAAACTGGAAAATACCTTGTGCCCTTCTTGGTTTTCTGAAAATGTAATGTTACATCTTTATGTGTACAACTAGATTTCGCTAGTTTCTCTACACGTTCTTCCTCTTCGGTCTGTTCCATTATGACTTCAGTAGGTACATCCTCTCTGGTTTTCTTTGGTTCGGGTACTGGTGCTTCAGGTGGATCAAATGCACCCGGCCTTTCTGCTCTTGGGAGTGTTTCCATATGCTCTTCTGGAATTATTGCATCCACATGATTAATAAAAATGGAAGTCCCATTATCTAATTGAAATGTTGGAAAATTTTTACCGGTAGTTTTAGATGTTTTATTAAACCTACCATACTCGTCTTTAGTAATTTCAAATTTTGTACCACTAGTCATAACAATTGTGTAATCTTTCATATTCTACTCCTTTACCTTGTCGGTGTAATCCCGTTATTAGCTTACGCTAATCCCCTGTTGGTTGTTCCTTTGTTCTTTTGCTGTAGACCATTTGCAATTCCATTTACCATATCCTTTATTATTATCTATACGATCAATGGATAATCCTTTTGGTCTACTCCCCATATCTCTGTAAAAGTTTTTAAAACTACTACGCCATCTTCTACAAACAAAAATCCCTCTCCCACCGTAATCTTTATATCTAATTGAATTGGAATTATAACAACGTAATTTCATGTTATGCCACGTACTATATTCCCGTGTTCCCCACATATCATGTTTTTCTCTGACTTTTACTGTTAACGCTTTTTCTTTATCCCACCCACGTTCTATTCTTTTTCTATAAGTAGTGGGATTAATACCAACTTCTTCTGCTTCTTGTTTTAAAGTTTTCATTCGTACCTCTCATTAGGTTTTCAAGGCGGAAGAGTGAATGAGCACTCCTCCCTTACGGTAGCTAACACCTTGATTATAATATCTAGGCCGTCATAAAATTTTTATT